TATGTGCAGACAATAGTTCTCTTGGATTGTCATTGCCTAGCCCACCTATCAATGGGCAGTCTGATAGCTTTCAAGCAAACAACTTGCGATGTAGCAATGCAGTAGGTGGTGGCGTTAACCTTGAGTATGGTATTACTGGTGTACTGTCTGGTTTAGAGACAAGCAGCAGAGGTAAGGACATAGGTGTATATGCACGTATAGTTATACCCTTAGATAAACCTAAGTCTCGTATTAACTGTGATGATCTATACCAAGTAGAGCTAGCACAACGTAGGCTAGAGATACAAAAGCTGCGTGATGAATTAGAGCAGCTTAAAAATTTACAAGATGATATGGACTTTGAGAACTGATGGTTGACCTAACAGAATTTGATGGGCTTGCTGATAAAAAGATTAGTGCTGGTGGCTTTAAGCTATCGGCTGCATCTATCTTTGCAATCATTACCTTTATGTCTACTGTAGTTGCTGGCCTGTATGGTGGGTTCGTTATGTACCAGAAGATAGAAGAGGTAGCTGGCTTAGACCTAGGAGAATATCAACAGCAAATGGATCTGATGGATGCGCAAGTACAGCAGACAGTTGAGTACACACGCGACATTAAAAATAATTTACGTGATGATCTTCTTAGGGTTGAGCAGCAATCGGATCGTGTTGAGTCGTTGGTGCGCAAGACAGAAGAGAAGGTACGCACTATGATAGATGCAGCAGATCTTAGATTTGAATCGCAACGCGAGCGCTTGCGATCAAACCAAGATGCTGAGATGAAAGACCTTGAAGATAAATTGATGGGTAAATTACAGAGAGCATTGGATAATCCTTTAGCTGATTAGGAGAATAACATGGATGAGTTTAAAAAATTTGATGTCAATGGTGATGGTAACATTGATAAGTCTGAATGGGATGCACTTGAGTACGAGGATCGTAAGCGTCGCCTAGAGGATGAAGACGCTCAACGTGATGCTCAACGTAGGATGACATGGTTCGCCCTGTCAGGGATGCTCCTATACCCCTTTGCGGTGGTGCTAGCAAATGTGTTAAGTTTAGATCAGGCAGCTAACATACTAGGTAGCATGGCAAGTGTGTACTTTGTATCAGTTGCAGGTATAGTAGCTGCGTTCTTTGGAGCGACAGCGTTATCGAAAGGTAAAGGCAATGATTAATTTAGTAGGTAATTTAATAGGGCCAGTAACAGGCTTGTTAGATAAGGTTATTGAAGACAAAGATCAGAAGGCAAAGCTTGCTCACGAGATAGCAACGATGTCAGACAACCATGCACAACAGGCATTGATGGGCCAGCTAGAAATAAACAAAGCTGAAGCTGCATCTGGTTCTTTATTTAAGGGTGGATGGCGACCATTCATAGGCTGGGTATGTGGTGTAGCTTTTGCATATCACTTTGTATTGCAGCCATTGATTGTGTTTGGTGTAACTGCAGCTGGTGTTGACATACCTGCTTTACCAGAGTTTGATATGGGTAGCCTGATGACTGTAATGATGGGCATGCTTGGGTTAGGTGGGCTTAGAAGTTATGAAAAGAAACAAGGAATTACAAAATGAGTGAAGCAATGAAGATACTGCAGGGTCGTATTGGCGCAACAGCTGATGGTAACTTTGGCCCTAACACTGCACGCGCTATCGTTGAACACTTTGGTTTGAATCGTAAGCGTGGCGCACACCTGCTTGGTCAAGCAGCACATGAGTCAGGAATGTTTCGCTTAACCAGAGAGAATCTTAATTACTCTGCTGAGTCTATGATGCGTGTTTGGCCTAAGAGATTCCCGACTATGGAATCGGCTGCACCTTATGCGCGTAACCCAGAGGCACTAGCTAACAAGGTGTACTCTAATCGCATGGGCAATGGGGATAATGAAGGGGCGTTATGGGTAGGGCGCGGCTTCATCCAGTTAACAGGCAAGGCAAACTATAGAGCATTTGCTAGTGACATGGGTCTGCCTGATGTGATGACTGACCCTGATCTTGTTGCAACTGAGTATGCATTTGAATCTGCCATGTGGTTCTTTGAATCTAATGGTTTGTTTGAGATGGCTGATGATGGTGTGAATGATTCAGTTATCACTAGCATAACCAAGCGTGTAAATGGTGGGACGCATGGCCTTGATGATCGTATGGAGCAGACAAAGAAAATACATTCTTGGATTGCACACGTTGGTGTATAGGTATATACGTTTCTAGCGGAGCTTAATGCTCCGCACGAAGCATATCTGCTATACGTGGATGGCTAGAAAATTTAGAAGTAAATCCTGGTAAGGGCGGTCTATTATTTTTTGCAGCTTGTGTTAGTTCAAACTCATGCAGCACAAAACCATAAGTAATTTCTTTACGTTCAGCTGCTGTCTTTGCAGTCTTTAATATTTCTTGGTACTGCTCGTACCTGTTGCGCTGTACTGTTGACTTATAAATAAGTTCTTTGTCTTCGTACTCTTTGTCTGTTTGGTTTCTAAACGCACGCTCAACGCCTGTTGTGTAGCCTGTTGTAAATTTTACATCGTACTTCTCAACAGCTACTCTGATTGCGTGACGTGGTATGCCATAGATTCTGTTGGCCTGTGCTTTTGTCATGCCATTGTTTGCATAGAATCTTATGCGTGCAATTAGTTCTGGTGTGATTGGTATAGTCATAAGTCCTCCGTGTGTGAGCGAGCCGAAGCTCGCCCTAGTTTTTAGAATGGTATTGTGTCATCATCTACATCGAGATGTGCTGTGCTTACCTGCTGCGCTTGCGGTTGACCGCCATGCTTTTGACTGATCTGCATAGAAAGATAGTTGTTATCATCCTTCTGTTTCTTCCAGCCAGCGATTTGCATTTGTGTTTTTGCAGCGTAGTCTTCCATTGGCCCAGAATAATCTGGTGCGTTCTCGTTGCCGCGCTTGTCGTTCTCAAACAACACACCTACCTTTTGATAAACCTCAATGATCTTCATGCCATTCTTAGTTGTATCTGCTACGAGTGTGACCTTACGATCATTACCCTCTAGGTTTATCTTGCCTTGCAATATCATCTTCATGCTATCGAAAGGTTTGAATGCTGCGCCTGTATTTGTGTTATCATATGCCATGCTTCTGGCTCCTTTAGTTATTACCAGCTACTGCTAGTAGGTTTCTTGCCGCTATCTGCGGCGTACTTATTGCCATCCATCTCACCAAGGAATACATCAGCGTTACATCCTAGATGCGATAGGGCTTTGGTTAGGCCATCAGTGACAGCCATCTTAGGTGCATCCTCGGCTAGTCTGCCTTTGGTTGCATCGAAGAACTTACGACACCCTGTGAAGGGGCCGAACATATTCATTTGCTCGCCATGCCAAACAGATATGTGTGCTAGTATACTGGCATCGCCATTACTTAGCTGCACTATTTCTGTGTGTGACTGCCATCCCCAACCCACACCTACTGGGCCGAACTGCTCGGTCATCATGCGTACTTGATATTGTGGATCGATAGCCGTAAAGCTACGCGATCCGAAGCTAACCTTCTTCAGATACTTGGGGTCTGACTTGGATAGCTTGTTCCATATATTTAGATTGTCCATTACTTGCTCCTCTTACTGATACGTAATGCGCCACGTTTATCGCGGCGTATGGTTAATAAATCTGAGTATACCTCGCGCTCATTGTCTGCAACGATAGCCTTGAGATCTTTCTTAGCTGACTCAAATGACTTGGCTGCAGGTTCGAACTCTAAATATTCTTGCGCTAGGTATGTGAAATGATTGTCTGAACTAGCGTCACGTTTAATCATATCATCTATTGGTATCTGATTGATGGGTGATGCTATCGGTTGGTCGTGACCAATAGGCTCATCGTCACTCTCGACGTGCGCCCAGAAATCAGTACAAGCATCAAGCACTACACCTATGTATGAGTCATGCTTCTTGACGTATGCACATTCCCATCTGTTGTTGCCAAAGAATACTGACATATATGCACCATCCATATTGGATAGCCATAGATACAGCTGCACTTGTGCCATGTAGTAGTCGCACACCTTGTCTAATGTATTGTGTGCAAACGTATGCTTGGCCTCAACAATCTCGTTGGTATCTTCTAGCACACCATCAAGCGTACCTACATACGGCACGCCATTGTGTGTGCGTGTGTACTTGTCTTGCTTGTCTAATATTTTTTTGCTGTACTCTTTTTCAAACCAACTAAGGTTCATGTTCTCAGTAGTGATACCCATTTGTACTGCTACTTTGTGTGACAAATCTTCTGGCTCGACACGACCTGTCTTGATCTGCCATAGTTCATACCAGTTGCCGTTCATTATTTTGACAGCGTCACTGCCGCCAA